TTTGGTGTAAAATTAAACCCTAGTGTTATTGGCTGTTGATAGTTTTGCTCATTTAATTGAGCACTACAAATATTCTCCACATCTACTGTATTCCCATTTAAAAAAGCGTTATCTAATCTTCTCCAAACTGTTTTTTCTGCTTCATTTTTTGCACCTATATCTGTTCCATATTCAATATAGTTACTTACAGATCCTGTTATAGCAACTCCTGCTACATTTTTATTCCAATGCTGTGATAAGTTGTTTCTATAATCTACTTTGACACAAGGCGAACCTAAGAAACTAACATCATTAAATTCACTTAAATTTTCATATAACTCATTATTTGCAGGATATCTATATCTCCATCTTGTTCCTTGAAAACCAATCTCAAAAGGCACGTTATAATACAAATCCATTGTTGTTCCTTGACCATCATCGGTAATTACAGTCTGAACAGGTACTTCTGTTACTTTTTGAGGCACAACAAAAGTTCCTGCTGCTCGTTTTGTGGGAGAAAAATTTGTAGGATTATATCCTCTCCAACCAACAACGTAATCCATAAACGTATGCGCTGAATTAATTAACGCTTTTTTCCAACTGGTCTTTCCCATAGGTTTATATCTAAATCTTTATTATCTTTATTTAAAAATTTCTTTAACAACTTGACATTTAGTTGCTTAGGTTTTGAATTTCTTTTTATAGTACCCATCCAGTAAAATCTGCTGTGTAGTCTGGCCACATACCATCTGCTGCGTTATTATTATATTCAGGATATAGATTAGAATTATAGCACATATAATCTAAATATCTTCTTGTGTAGAATTGAGCAAAGTTTCTGTGCCTATCAATTAGACTATCAACTTCTTGTGGTGTTGCTGTATCTGAATTTTCTGATCTGTGTTTAAAAACTCCACTATTCTGGATTTGATATGCAGCAAACGGAAGATAATCAACCATTGCGTAATGAATTAACATATCTTTTAAGTATGTATCTACCAAATACAAATAATCTCCAGTTAGATCGTTGTTAATGATCTTTGTTTGGATTGCTTGGTATAAAGATGTTCCTAAATAGTTTTGCAAGTGTATATCTTGTGCGATCCTTATAAATTGAACAAACTTTTGAGTGTCTACATTTCCTGCAACAATTGTGTTTCTTGTGAGATCCTCTCTACTAATAAATAATGCTGTTGCCATATCTTATTTCTTTTTACTTTTTGATGGGTATGCTCCTTGATTTGGCATATTAACTGGTGCGATTACAGCCTCCTTAGATCCTCTTGGAGATTTTTTAAATGATTTTGGAATTGATCCAGTTTTTTTGTAGTCATCTAAATATTCCGATGGTTCTGTATTTTTCTTCAATCTGTATAAAACTTCCTTCCAAGCGTGTCTACAATAGATCCCACCTTTAAACTTGAACAAATCAAATGCTCTACCTTTGTGTCCTAAAGTTTTGTTTACTCCATTTCTTGATGCTCTATCAATATCTTCTAGTCTATAAACTACACCATCTCTTGACAAGTTCATCATATTAGAACAAAATTCTCTACTAGATTTTGAAGGTTTACTAGACTTTTTAAAATATCTATATCTTACTTTATAATTTTTGCTGTCTAAATAACTAAATCCATTAGGCTTTGCGTAAATTTCGTTTTTAAGTTTAGTAAGCAATGATTTTTTTGGTGCTATACAAATATTTGCCCAATCTTCTATTGCTAAGTTTTCTTCCGAATAATCCCTACTATCTATTTCTTCCCATTCATCTGACATTGCCTCTCCTTTTAACTCCGAGAGTACATTCGAATATTCTTCATTACTAAGATCTACATTTACTCCTAACTCTACATCATTTACTGTTGTATCTTCGGTCTTTTCTCCAGTTTCTTTTTCTATCTGTTCTTCAGATTGTGCGTTTTCTAAGTCTGCAAATTCTAAAGGTTGTAAGGTCTTGAAGTAAAGATCCAAAGTAATTCCGTTGTATGCTAGTATTTCATCAAATGCTGACAACAATAATTCCTGAATAGGTCTTATAACAACATTGTCCATTAACGTACTTGCAGTTTTTAATTCATCTGCATTATTTCCTAATCCTGTGTTGTCTTTGATCCCTAACAACATAGGACTAACAACCCTATGTGCTACCATTATTTTTTTCATTCCTTCATCTGATAGGAACTGGTACTGGTTATGAGCATCTGACAACTGTACTGGAGTAATTGATGATGCTGTTTCTGCATTTTCGTTAAATGAAAGTATAAATTTACCTGCATTACTTGATCCACTAAACTTTGATTTTATAGACGATTCAATATTTGCTCTTTCTTCCTCATTTGGTACACCATTGTTAAAGTTTATAAGCATACTAGGTGCTAAACCTTGCATTATATTGTTTAAATGGTAGTTAGATATTTCTTCCTCCAATTGTGCGTACTGTAAGCCTCCCTGATAGTCTACTGGACTGTAATAATAATGTCCTGCAACATAAGGTCTAACATACAAAATCTCGATATTTTCTTTAGAAGTTCCCCAAGCAGGAATTCTAGTTAATTCTTCATTTGGTTTAACATCTTCCCAGTCTGCACAATAATAAAAACCTTTTATTTCGCCATCATCTACATCTGCTATTTCCATAGCCAAAGTTTCAACTGGAATATGACCAACTTTTGCAATTTTTGATCTATTCTTGTTATAAGCAACCTGAATAGCACATTGTCCCATTAATTTTAAATCATACGAAAGTTTCCTCACACATTCGTCTGTTAATAATGAAACCATTTGTGCATATTCATCTGGGTGCTGATTAGAATCCGTTGCATCCAATCCTTTACCAAATACCATCTGTGAAATACCATTAATGATTGCATTGTTTGTCGGACTACCAGTATATCTATCTATTAAGTACTGAAAATAACTATTTTTTTCTCCGTAAGTAACATAATCCTGATTGTGCTTTACTTCAATTGTTGGAGAAGTATATGCACCTAAATTCACTAAGTTTATTTTACCCTCCTTATACTTTTTTGCCATTATTCTAAAATTATATATTCGTTTGTACTTTCAAGTGGCTTGTATAAGCCTTTATTAGCGTTGTATTTGTCGTTTAATTCTTGATTGATAGTTTGTGTAGTAACAAAAATTGTTTCCCTTGTAAGCAAAGTATCTACATCTGACAATGTTATTTCGTAATAAGTACCATTAACCAAGTTTGCAGACGATTTTATTGCATCTGTTAGTGTTATAACGTAATAATTTTCATCTGAAACCCAAGTTATAGACTGATTTGTAACTTTATTTGTGCTTTTAGATCTTGTTTGAAGCGTTATTGTAGTGTTTAAAGGTGTTTTAGGTCTAAAAATTAACTTTATATCTTCTGATCCAGTAGGTTTTACTATCTTCATACTAATATAACGTAATAATTAACCTAATTGTGAGTTATTACCAAAAAAAAAGCACCCATATAACTGGATGCCTTCTTAATTCTAATAAAAAACGATAATTTGTCTTTTATGGTGTGATTTGGTTCGGAGAAACTGTTACTCCTAATGTAGTGATATCTCCTACTGTAAAGTTTGCAGGTTTCTTCTCCATTCCTTGCATTGTTAAAGTATATCCACTAAGATCTCCCATAGCAGCACCAGTAACAATTGTTCCTCCATTACAATCCATTCCGTATTCTAATCCTGCAACAAATAAATTACCATTGTTATCTTCAACAATACAATGAGGTCTAGCAACTGCCAATAAAGCAATCTGATCATTTGTTTCGTAATCTAATTTGTGAAATGTAAGGTTCAATAACTGATCGTAAAACGTAGTACCATTATCTCTACTTGAAGTAATCGTCTGATCGAAACTAGACGTACCTTTTAAGTCGAATTGATAAACTGTACCACTTGCGAAAGTACTTATTTGAGCCGATGAAGAAGGATTTGCGTAAGTAACAGCACCTAACGATCCAAAATCAGCAAAGTAAACTTTTGTCAAGCCACCTACTGAATCTTTACAAGGTTCTGTTCTTCCTTCTGTTAATAAACAAGCCATATTTTTGTGTTTTTAAAAAAAAGAGGTAGATGTGCGTTTGCATACCCACCCCTTTAATTTTGGTTAATTACTATCCTTTGTAAAGAACGATATCGCTACCAATTCCAAACTGTACTCCTGCTGTAAATCTCATTACAACTCTAACTTGTTGAGATCCGTCGATGTCTGCCATATCTATAACTTTTACAACGTTTGTGTCATTTAATAGACCTGTTCCAAAGTATAAATTTGATTTCTGTGCAGCAACCATTTCGTTAGTACCTAATCCGTTTGTTACGAATATTTTGATACCATCAAAAGTTAAATTTTGATTTCCGTACCATTGAGTACCTTTGTTGTCTGTACCTTGTGCTCCTCCAGTCAATAAAGAAAATCCACCTAATGCTCTCACATATGCTCTTGCAATATTCTGTGATACATAAATGTATAAATCTTCTTTTCCATAAACTGCTGTTGGTATATCATCTACTAATCTTCCCATTTCAGCAATTACATTTGCTGCTGTTATAGCAACTGGTGTAGATGTTTCAATTACTCCTGAATTTGCTTGTTGAAATGCAGGAACTAAACCTAAGAAAGAATCAACTCCTGCTGCACCTTGCCAGATTTTAGTTTCAATAAATTGTGAAACTTCTGCACTAGAATGTGCGATTAAGAAATCACTAAATTTAGGAGGCAATTTATCAAATGCCGAGTAACCCATACTTACTGCACCCCAATCATTTTGGAACTGCTCCTTACAAAGAATCATATTCTGTTGGAATGGTAAAGGTTCTAATACTCTTTCTCCTAATTCAATTGCTGCTGTATCTACAAACTCACAAGATGCCGAACGAATCGAATCTGTATTTGTAAAAGTAGAAATTGTTTGTTTAAATTTAACATTCGGTTTAATAGTGATCCCACCATTGTCTAATGTTACTCCAGAAAATAATGCTGCTGCAATATACTCTCCTGCCCATTCCCCTGCATACGTAGGTGTATTCGCTGCGTGTGTTGGTTGTGGTTGTGCTAATTTTGTGTACTTGTTTGCCATCTTTTTTTTAAATTAAATATTTGAGATTCTTTCCATTATTTTATCCATTGTGGACAAAGAACGATTAGATCCTAGTTTGAATTTTACTTTGTTTACTTCTGATCTGTTAGGGTTGTGTTTAAATAATTTCGTTTCTTCTAAATCGTTAACCTCAACTGTTTCTAATTCTTCTTTTACTACAAAAGCATCGTCTTCTTCTTTGCCTTCGTTTAATCTTGCTTCAACTTTAGAAACCATTTCCTTGATTTCATTTACTGCATCTTCAAATTCTTGCTTTGAAACGTAGCCTAAATTTGTGTCTTCAACATCTTCTTTGATGTCTTCTTTTGCATCTGCAATACCATCTTTGTAACCTTCTTCTTCTGCTTGTGGTACTGTTTCTAATTCTTCTTCGACTTTTTCTTCTTCTTCTGTTGTTTCTAATCCAACTTGACCAATTTTACCAATTTCTCCCACTACAAGAACACGACCATCTTCCATTTCATATTCGCCAACTGGCAACGGAACTCTCTCGTCTTCTGTAACAATAAAAACTGAATTGCCTTCCGAAAATTCGTCTGCTTCCAATACTGTTCCGTTTGCTAACTTCATAGTGGCTAATTTTACTTCCACCTCTGATCTAGTCAAGAACGTATCAAAACGCTTTAAAATATCTACTGCGTTCATAAATAAAAAATTTTTATTATTAAATTAATACTCTATTATATAACTATTTACTTTCCTTAACTGTGCGTTTAAGGATTATCCTACTTTTGATATTGTGATTTCTGCTGATGTAGTAGCCTCGTCATTGACTTGATACTCTCCGATATTGTAATTGTATAAACCACCTTGTGT